AGCCAGCAACGATCAATGAATCAGCAGGTTTGATCATGAGGAACTTAGCCTCTGAACCAGCCTCATACATCTTCTGGTTAGCTTCGAGCACAGCAGCTTCGGTGATAGGACCAGCTTGGTTACCGACAGTGCCAGTATCCGAGTCAATCGTAACGGTAACGTCAGCAGAGATCACAGCATCGCTGTTAGGGTCTGTACCGAACACGTTAGCGAAGGTACGGGCTGAAGAACCATCTGCACCAGCAGCAGCGTTCTGAGCCTTACCAACCAAGTGGTACTCGAGTTCTCGCTTGAGCTCATCAGCCTTCTTTGAGAGCTGGTAAGCTGTTTCCTTGGCACGACCATAGGTTGAAACAACATCAGCGGTAGCGGAGACGTTAACCGTCTTCTGCATGATCTGAGTGTAGTTAGAACGCATGATGGTTGGGGTCATCGTGCTGTCTGAAGCGGTGAAGCCTTCAAGCTGAGCGTTGTCGCCAACACCAGCCAAGCTGTCTTCTTGCCACTGGAACAAACGGTTAGAAACTCGCTCACCCTTGATCAACGTCTGGAACGGTGTCTTGGTTGGCGAGATGTTGCTGATGACATCACTGATGTCTTCTTTAATACCGACCTGGTCATAGGTCTTGAAAAATGTAGAGCTCATTTAGATTCCTTTCTAAAAGATTAGGGAAGTTTTAAGCAGACCAACGACTCAAGAACAACTCTGCTGCATCATCCAAATCACCTGAGGCCTTAAGACGCTGAGCATTCTCTGCTGTCTTGTTAGGAGTCATCGATTTAGGATCACTAGCCTTAGTAGTCTTCAGGATCTTCTTAGGCTTAAGATCTTTTTTCTTAGTGACGATCTTCTTGGCCTCATCGTAAAGACGGGCTTTGTGAATGATTTGAATAGCAACAGGGTCAACCAAGCTGTTCACCATATCTGATGGCATACCATGATTGACTGCGTATTCCCGAATGGAATCGTAGAGGTTTGTATTCCAGTTAGGGATGTTCTCTTTGAGTACTTTGATCGCATCAACAGCAGCTTCTTTAAGCTTATTCTGTTGTTGAGCCTGGCTCTCCTTAATAAAAGAGTCAGCCTCTTCAGAGACAAATTTAAAGTCTTCCCAAGCAGCTTGAGCTTCTGAGCGTAACGCAGCGAATTGATCTGAATCTAACTGCTTACTAGCCAAGAGCATATCGACTTCTGAGTAAGGTTTCCACCGTTCCTCAGCCTTCTTATACATCTTGTCTAATACTGCTGCTGTCTTCAGCGCTTCTTGTTCTACTGCCTTACGTGTAGCTGCTACTTGTTGGGACTTCTTTGTCAAGGAAGCTTCTTGTCCATAGAGTCGCTTGAGATCTTTGACAGATACCTTAAGGACTTCGTCATCAACTTTAACTTCAACTAAGGAGTCATCATCCAGCACCTTCTTCTTGCTGGTAGATTCTTCTTCCTCGTCTTCGTCTTCAGTCTCTTCAGAGTCCTCTTCAGGGTCTTCTTCAACCTCTTCACTATCTACTGCTTCTTCTTCCTCTCCCTCAGTGTCTTCCTGCTCCGTAGACTCTGGGGCTTCCGTGTCTTCTTCAGGGGGTGAGGGTGAACTCTCGTTGTCCTCGGCTTCCCATCCTTTCAGAAATCCTTCAGCAGCATCTTCGGGTGTATCAAAATGCAGGGCTGCTATTGGATTAGTTTCGTCCACGCCTTGATTGGTAGTGGTTGCCATAATTTATTCCTCTACTGAATTTAAGTTTGTTTTGATGCTCTCTTTAATGGCTACCCATTCTTGTAGAACACCGATTACTTGTTGAATAGCATTAGCTTGGAAATAAGAAGACTCCCTCAGCTTTTCATCCTCTGGTTTAGAGGTTAGAAAAACATTTAGATGGTAGTCAATTACATCCTTGATAGCTAAGCCAAACACTTCACTGGATAAGAGCTCTTCAGCCCTTACCCCACGATCTAACATATCTTGCTCTTGCAAATCTCTCTCCTACAATTAATTAAGCATTAGGGCTAATGATGGCCTTCTTGTTATCACCAGAAATAGCCTTAGCCATAACGACTTCCTCAGCAGCAATAGCAGCTCTAGAAGTACTATCAAACTCTTTACGATCCAAGTCACGCTCAGCCTTAAAGCGATCCAATTCAAACTTCATACGATCAAGCTCAACCTTCATGGCTTGCATCTCAGCAGTAGTCTGAACCTTAAGCGTCTGTGCCTGGACAGAAGCTTCTTGAGCAGCAATCTGACGCTCTTGGAGCTCCATCTGCTTCATAGCCATTGGGTCTGGTTGTGGTGGTGGGATCTGGTCTGGAGGTGTAATGAAGTCATTGGTATTCTTGATACCACTCTTGTCTAAGATAGTCCGTATCACGTTATACTTATTCTGTGCTTGATACATTGGAGCCATCTGAGGATCTTGAGACATCATCTGGTGAAAAGCTAGGAACTTGTTAGCTTCTGCTTCTGCTTCACCATAGCCTAACTTCATCTCGACTGTAACGTCAGCTCGTTCATCCCAAGTTGATGGGTACATACGAGTAAAGTTACCAGCGATCTGTAAGACCTTTTCTTCACGCTCATTAGCTGTTACTAGACGATAGACTTCTAGGTATAGCTGGGTTAAGAATTGATAAGCAAAGTTACGAGCTAAGATCTTCTCACGTTGCATAGACAGAGACACTAGGTTCTCTACCATAGCTTGAGAGTTTTGCTTAGACACTGCATCCTTGTTTAGGCCTTGGGACAGCTTAGACACGCCTGTAGCCTCTTCTTTGTCTTCATCCAACAGTTGTACTGTCTGGAACACAAAGGGGTTAAGAGAGGACTGTGGGAGAGGGGCTAACCCATCAGCTCGAGTCACATTAACAATACCACCCAAGCGGTTCTCAATGAGCTCCTTAGGATTGCTAAGAGAACCCTTGACAACCATCATACGGGGGTTGTTAGTGATCATTGTGTGATCAATAATACCTCGCACCAAAGCAGTCCTAGCATTCTGAGTAGGAATTACTTTGTAGGCATAGTTAGAGCCATAGAAGGAGTGTGGGATAGGTAAAGGTGTAAAGTGTACAAAAGGCTTACGGTCTACACGCTCATAGTCTAAAATCACTGAGCCAGCTTTGGTTACCTTATACAACTTAGCAATACCATCACCTTCCATGTCAATGTAGACATAGCACTCGTACACAATGACTTCACGGGTCTGGGTTTGTAACTCACCATTCAAGTTAAGTCTATCTGCACCAATCTGTTCAAAGCGAGCTAAGACCTCAGGGTCCATGGTAAGCTCAGTGTCATCGTTGGCACTAATCTTATCAACGAGCTTCTCATCATAGCCTTCTTTGATAAGCTCTGATAAGGTTTTACGGGTACGATGAGCAACGAACTGAGCATCCTGTAGGCTTGTGGCCTGAGGAGTAACTAGGAACTCTTCTGGAGGCACTGGAGAGATCTTTACTTGGCTACGGTTAACCTTACGGGTAACGGTACCAGACCATAAGAAGGTGTCTTCATTGCGGTTAGCTTCTACATCCTCAAAGTCATCAGAGGCATAGATCGTGTCTAACTCATCATCAGTAAGGCTAGAAAACTCTTCCTCAACCATCTCAATGTTAGTATCCCAATAGACCTTAGCGATACCTACACGAGCTAAGAGGCCATCAGTGATTATTGTCGAGAAAATCTCATAACCTGGGTTTTGACGAAACACTACATAGTCACAATAGTCTGTAGCAACCTGAGCTAACTGTACATCATCTTCACCCTGCGGAGCAAAGCGAACAATCTGGTTACCAGCAGCGAAGGTCTCTAGTAGCACAGCCTTCATAGACTCTACAGCGTCATAGACATCCATAGAAATGTATTTAGAACTGCCTAGGTGAAACTGGTTAGGTTTAGTCCCGTGATAATAATCAATTACCTCTTTACGCTCATTACTAAGCTTACTATCATAATAACCAACAGAGGTCTTGATAGCACTCTCAACCAATGACGATAGCTCGCTTTCTGTAGCGGCTTTAAACTTTTCAATAGCCATCAAATCCCCTCAAAATAGAATTCATCAGTAACCTCAACAGGGTCGAACTTACCTTCATGAATATGGTTTACTAACGCCAATGACATTACACAATCGTCATGGCATCCCCTTTCGGCTTCCATTGCACCATTCTCATTAACGATATAAGTCATGAGTTCTCGAATGGTCACTTTGTCGTTAAGCTGTACCTCACCTTCTCTAAGAGAAGCTCTTAGTTGATCAATGATCAAAGGTTTAGTCTTAACATTAGTATGAAAGCCTAGCTTAATTGTCTCTTTGTCTGAAAGCTTGTCATAAACCACTTCAGTGTAAAAGTTAGGATATGCATAATCCTTACCAACCCTAGTACATGTTAAGATACCGTGATTGTTGGACTCAATGATTAACTTAGCTGTGTTGTAGAAGTAACCTAAGGCTACAAGTACTTGAGCAAAGAAGTCAGGGTGTACCTGAGATCTAAAGATTGCTACTTGTCTCTTCTTAGAATCAAAGACCTGAGCAACACTCCAGTCACCGCCACGGACTCCCATAGAAACGTCAGCTCCGATGTAGTAAGTCTCCCCAGGATCATGAATACGATAGGTGATGAGCTCACCTCGAGGGTGCTCAGCCCACTCTTCATTCTCCATAGCTAAACGCTGTAGGATGTCTGGAGTCTCTTCAATACGCTTCTGTAATACTTGAGTGTTGAAGACTGGTCTACCAGATGTTAAGAAGGCTTCTTCGGCAGTGCTAGGGTATTCCTGTTGGAATAACTCTAGACCGTTCTGAGCTACCTTCTTACGTCTAAACATTAACTGTTCATCATCTAAGCTATGCTTCTTAACTAAGTCTTCTTCGTCTGGTGTTCGTACAAACTTCTTAGGGACAGGTTCTCTGTACTCATCTTGAATAAACCAAGGTAAGAACACAGGAACAAAGCCGTTGATACCCTCACAAGCCCCCTTCCAGATCTCATAGAAGGGACCTGAGACACCATTAGCTGTGCTCTCAATATAGATAGCAGTGTTCTTGGTATTTGGGATAGCTTGGAGGATAGCGTTAAGGTTGTCCTTAGCTGTGGCATTAGGCCAGAAGGCTAGCTCAGATAGGTGAGCTTGAGTAAAGGTTTCACCTCGAGCAATACCATCACCACCTGCCGTAGCAACAACATATGAGCTGTCTAGGACATCAAAGTTTAGTTCTTTACGAGAGGAGTACTTTGAGTGAGGCTTCAGGATGTCTGGAGTGTGCTCGTAGTATCGCTTGGTCATGTCAAACAAAGCTCGAGTCGAGTCTGCATGGTGCGTGACCACTAGACTCTTCTGAGCAGTATGTTGAGAGATGTACCAGTACAACCAGCCACCAACCAAGGTAGATAAGCCCATCTGTCGAGCTTTAAGGATAACGATCCTAACCTTACCTTCGGCTTGTAGCTGATTTAATACAGCATCTAGCAAAGCCTTCTGAGCTACGTTTAGAGTAAAGGGCTTTACTTCTCCTTCCTTAGTCCTGATCTTCAATGCATGTTGTGCATAGAATTCAAAGTCATCATAAAGCCGTTTTCTTACTCTAAGCTGCTCTGGGGTCATTTGATAGACACACCAATAGCTTTCTGCTCTTCTTCAGAGACAAGCGATAAGAAGTCTTCAGCTTTCTTGATGCTCACTTCAGACTGAGCCACGGGCTTAGCCATCGTCCACTCTAAAACAGTGCGAGCTGCCGAGAGCTTGTCCTTAGGACTGATCTCAGACATACGCATGATCTCTACAGCAGTCTCAATGCCTTCACGGGCAAACTCTGCCTTGGGAATTTCAAACCCTTTCTTTTCCATTAGCTTCACTATCTCCTTTGCTTCTGCTTTGGCCTTAGCCTTATGTTGATTTCGTTGAGCCTTGTTGTAACCCGCATAAGAGCCTTTCGGCTTACCAGGACCACCAGCGAATCGCTTGTCAGTCCAAAGCTTCCATAGGGTACGCCCTTCCTCTGTTTGTTGTAAACGAACAAATAGATTATTGGAAGGGTCTCTCATTGAGTCCCTATATTGAGGCTGTACATTCCATCGGTTAGTCTTTGGGTTCCAAATAGGAGGTAGCCATTTAGTACCTAATGGCATATTCTTAAAGATAAGCTTCTTCTCAGGGTCATAGTAACCACCACTAGGTATTG